ATTCTGCGACACCTCAATCGACTGCTCGCGGCTGTAACCCAGCACACCATTGACCCGCTTGATGCCGGTATAGATCGGCTCTGGATCATCCAGCAGCGGATTGTCCAGCAACCTGAATGCCACCGGCTGATTATTGATTACCAGGTTCTGTGTCTCTTCTAGCACCGCGCTGATCTCAACGATGCGTTTCTTAAACGATACCCGGCTGCCGGTCTGCAGTTTAATCTCAACGGGCATCGTCTTGGCATACACAGTAATAGGCAGCCCAACCTCATAGCTAGTGGTCGATGCGCGGTCAAACGTCACCGAGCCGCCACCGCTGACAGTCTCGTTACTCTGCGGCACGCCATCGGTGATGACATTAAGCGCCTTACCGACATGCGGCAGACTAGATGCGCTGGCTGCAGCGCCGCCAATGAATGCGCAGTCGGTATACAGATCATCCTGGAAGCGCTCAATGAAGTACCTTGTGGTGCCATTAAACACGCGCTTGGTCACCACATAGATCTGCGTGATGTCTACGCCAACATCAACAAACTCACCATCGGTGGTGTATTCAGACGGCGACGTAATCTGCTGGCTGCGCATGATGGAAAAGACTGCCATGCTGCCGTCGTTAGTGTTGGTCATTAGCAACAGATCTGCCTCTTCTGTACTAGATGCCCGACGCAAGGCAATGCGCTGCGGCCCCTTTAGCAGGTGGCCAGACAGCAGCGAGATCCGCTGGGTGATGTAGGTCAGCTGGGTGTCGCTAAACAAAAACTCATTAAGTGACTTGCCCTGGCGCTGGATGTAGACCGAGCCAGACTCCACCGATTGCACCCGAGTGCCAGGCTTAATCCCATTTCGGCTGACGTTCTTAAACGTGAAAGTCAGCGGCGTGATCGGATCAGTACCCTGCTGCGGCACATAGAACTCACCACCAGTGGTAAAGACCTGGAAGTCTCTTGAGCTAATAATGTCGGTGATGACGTTCAGCTCGTTGGTGTCTAGCGTCGCCTCGACCGCATCATCGTCCAAAGACTCAAATGGCACAAAGTCAAAGAATAGCCCGATCTTGCTGCCCCACACAGTCGATGGCCGCGACTTACTGCCGCCAAAGTACAACCGACCCTCGTGGAAAGTTACCGACCGTGGCCAGCCTTTGGTGCTCGACCAGACATCCTCGTAACCATGCTCAAGCTCCCACCGGCCAGCATCTATCGCAGAGCTGCTAAAGAATGGGTATTCGGTAACCGCTTCAACCACCGTTGCCGATACATACCTAGTAATTCTTGCCCTGCCCTGTGGGCTGGCATTGATGTATTGGTTGACCGACTCTGTTGTAAAACTTGTGATGCTGTATGTACTGGTTGAATCTGGCGTGGTTGTCCACGCCCGATCAACCGTCACCACCTTGGTCGAGCCAACATAATCCTCAATGATGCGGATTTGACCTGAGCCTGTGCCGCCAGTGATGGTGATATACAAACCATTGAAATAATCATTAACCGAGCTTGACGATGATTTCAGCGTGATGGTCGTGCTAGTGCCAGCCTGCGCTGTGCCAGTGTCATGCTTTGAGCTGGTCGTTGTCAGCGTAATGTTTCCGCTAACGGCTGATGGTGTCAGCGTTTCTGAGTTGTTCGTATGAAAGTCAATGTTGAACGCATACTTCGGCACACTGTCAAAGGTGATCGTGGTGGCCGTCCAGGCTGTGTCGCTAGTGCGCTGGATCTGCACCGGCTGCAGGTCAGGATGCACCACAATCAGCGTGTCAGCCGACTGCGTCCAGCACATATCGTCAACAATGCTGCTGCCAATGCTAGTGGTCAGGTAGTTGTTTCCGCTGCCATTGATGTTGGCCTGCACAGTTCCATTCTTGATCACATACATACGATTGTGCGTGAAGCACAGAATGTAGGAATCATCGACCGAGAACTGGAACGGCACCAGGCGCACGCCGTTGCCTGCAGAGGCAGTGCTGGTATTGGGCAGCTCAAGAATATGCTTCAAGCCTGGGCGGCGACGCAGGCCACCTTGCGGCTGGATCAGGACATTCGTTGCCTTGGCCAGCGCATTGCCATACTGCTGCAGGTCAACCCGCGCACGCAGTAACGGGTCGAGCTCGCCCGTTGAGAAGTTCGTTGTAAAGTCAACGAAGCGTGCCATTAGTTCCTCACCGCAGTCAGCGTGTAATCTTCAATCACGCGCACTGGCTGATTCTTGCCATCAATCACAGCAGCCTGCCGGAAGTAACCACCGCGACCATTCTCAGCTGGATCGCCGACAGCGATCTGCCGCCAGCGCAGTGTCTTTTCACCTTGCTCAGTAATCGGCTCTGCAATGTGCCAAGCAACCATATACTTCAGCAACTGCACAAAGTATTGCGGCATTGCATATTCTGGTGTCTGGTACTGATAATCGATGTAGACCGATTCCAGATTGGTTAGCAGCTTGTCGCCCTGGATTTCCCAATCGACGCTGAGATACCCGCCAACCGCAGCAGAATCGCGCACAGCGTGCGGATTGCCCAGCCGGTCACCAGGTAATAGATACTCGTATTTCCAAAAGCTAGTTGGTGTTGTCACTAACCGCGCCAGCTGGATCTTCTTCATCGAGAATGACCAGGGATGCATCATCAGGGTCGAATCTCGAAACACCTGTGTCGCCTGCTGCCATTGCAACCTCTTAATGTAAGAAAGGGCTGGCCTCTCGCAGAAACCAGCCCTTGATACTACATGGTGACTATTTAGTCGCCGTCGGTAGCCGACAGCGTGGTGCCGTCGGTTACATCCACTACACCGCTCGCATTAGATACGACATACACCAAGGTGACAACGGCGGTCGAGCCGGTCGAAGTCACGCAGTGGATAACGTCGCCCACTTCAAGCGTGTTGGCCAGCGAGTTGAAATAACCGCTGGTGTTAACGTCCGCGATTGCATCGGTTGTTTTATAACCGTACATCGACGGAGCATTGCCTCGCTTGGAGGCGCTGTAGGCGGTAAAGCCTGCTGCATCATAAGCCATGATTCAGCCTCCTATTAAGCTGCAGCCGCAGTGTCGCGAGCGTTAACCAGCCAGCTCGTTTTCTCAGGGATGTAGTTGATCTCGGTGCGAGGAGCGATACCTTCTGCGTAGCCGATAGCATCGCGGTGGAATGCGTACAGAGTACGATCCGACGAACCATCGATTGGCAGGCCACCTTCAGTGCGGTCACCCAGGACATGGAACGTGAATCCCATGAAGCTGTTGATCTCACCCTGAACCAGCGCTTTTACGGTGTTGAAGTCCGAGCTAGTGACCGAAGGCGCAGCTTGGCAATGTTCATGTTGGTGTTTGCGCCACCAATTGAGTTTGCCACGGTGCCGGTGCTGGTTGCAGCATTCAGTGCGTCGAGGATCAACTGATCCTGGCGGCGACCAATTGCAGCGCCAACGACTTGCGCCAGTTCTGCACGCTCATCGAAGTTAACTTTCTGCTGCGAGAAAATGTCGCTGTATTCAGCGGCATTCCAATCAGACAGCGTGCAGGTAACGGTGCTGAAGCCGACGTTCATTGGGGTGACATCAGTCTGCGTTACACGGGCAGTAGCCACGCCGCGACCGACTTTCGGGAATTTAACAGTAGAACCTTCGACACCTTTGCGCTGACGCACAGCACCTACCAGCATTGCCTTGCCCTGATAGGCCTGCTTCACTTCAGCGTCAAAAAGGTGAGCCGCTCAGTGCGGGCCTTGCTTGCTGCTTACGGCAGCCGGTCGGTAGCATCTCGCCACAAGTCAGGGTCGGTAAACCGGTGGGCCTTGCCACAATTGTATTTGCTTTTGAGAAAAATGCAATAAAAAAACCCCAGCGCTTGGGCTGGGGAAAAGTCGCGGCTGCGGGGATCAGTCTTTAACGTACGTTCTAAACATCCGTTCTACCTTCTGACGGTAGGCTGGATCGCTATTGTATTTGGGATCTGCCACCATCGCATACAGCTCATCTTTGCTAGGTGCGCCTTCGAGCGGTGCGGATTCAATCGGGATGCGACCCTCGTAAGCCTCGCGGATCTTCATGAGCGCATTCAAGCCACGGGCTGTGCCGCCCATGATCCGAAATTCATCGAAGTCATCTTTAGACCAAACGCCCTTGGCGACCAAGCCCCGAGCCCAATCGACCATGCCATTGATAACGGCGTTGGCGTTCGGCCCGAGCTTCTTCATTTCCTCGGCTGGGTCAACCATCTCACCGGCCATAATCTCCTGCGCCTGGCTGCGCAAGGATGTTGCCAGATCGTCAAACTGCGCCTGGGAAAGGCCATTCTCTTTTGCCCAATTGGCCAGCGTGCCAGCAATTGGATTCTCAGCAGACTCCTCGCCGCCGAATGCGCTCAGGTCATACTTGCCATCAGCCGGAGCGTTGTGCGCACCCTTGCTGATCTTGGCACGCAGATCGCGCCAGGATTTGGCAATGCCTTCTAGGTCGGGCTCGTTGCTGTCTTTGTTCCAGAAGTTTTCTGGCCAATAATCTGGCCGCTCGAGCGGATCTTCTGCCGCTGCCTTGGTAGGATCAGGTGGTCTGTGGTCAATCTCGACTGCCTGGGTTTGTGCTGGTGTGTTTGGGTCTTCGACGCTCACGCTGTCGAGTAGGCCAGATGAACTGGGCTCGACTGTCTGGTCTGTC